CTTTAAGCTTAATATTAACGCCAGTATCAGCACTTTCAACACCTAAATGATTAACAGGGGTAGTGCTAGAAGTAAACTCAATATATTCATGACCACTCGCATCCTTCAACGACTCACCAGTATCAATCATTATGGAACATGCATTAAAATCAACGTCACCGGTCCCATTAGGAGAAATCAGCAAATCACCATTTGTGTTAGTAGTGGAGATTGTATTGCCGTTAATTGTTACGTTGTCCACATTCCAAACGTCAACCTTTGAATTTGAATCCACAACAACCGATTTCGATGCCGCTAAAGTTCCAGCGGTGACACTACCAAGCACCGACAACTCAGCCTGAGTAGCAACAACGCCAGTAGTAGAAGACACAAAGCTAGGAAACTCCGTCTTTAAAGCTGTCTTGATTAATCGGAAATGATCATCACCTTGACTAGCATTGTCACCAGTCGTAGGATTAGACGCGTTTAAATCCGATATATTTGATCCTGTTTCTAATCCCATTACAAATTCCCCCAAGTCACATCAATAGTTGACCATGTTTCATAAAGTTTCCCCCACGCTAAACCTTGGCCTATAGTCCAGTCCGTGTTAAATTCGTTCCAAGTCTTTGTCTGTTCTGCCCATGTCCCCGACACAGCAGACCATGGGACAACCGCACAAACCTCAGTCCACGTAGTATCCGTCATACGCCTATCTGCTCCCCGACAACATTCAGCGCCCCACCAGAATGCCTATCCTGCTGATCCGAATCCTGTGCCGCAGTAATTGCGTTTGACAACAACATCCCGTACTCTTTAGCGGAAGCCGCGTCTTTTAAAAAAATAGACGCTTCTAAAATTCCAGCATACAAATATATGTCAGGGAAGTCCGAAAACACTTCGTTGCTAGTTTGCGTAGAGCTCAAAGAATCTAATTTCTTGTAATACAACACTTCAATCGTATATACAGCGGTTGGCTTAGGGAGAAATCTAAACTCGTTACCAACGATAGTGTAATACTTTGGAATACCAGCACCACCACCGTATTTACGCATATTGACAACATCCAAACTTTCAGGAGTTAAGTACTCCATATCAGCGTCTGCACTGCCATACGCGTTTACAAGTTTAAGATGCCTACCCTTTAACCAACCAGGCGGCAACCCATAATACTCTGTGTCTGCAATGGTAGACATTTGAGAACGTCTTTCCATTTGGCGAATACGCAAGTGTTTGTTTATCCGTGACTCGCCTAATGTAATAAAGTCAGAAACCCTAGATGTTAAATCGTCACGGTCCACCCAATTAGCAACCGCAGTCTTTAAGTCATCATAGCTATTCAAACTCATACATAACCCCCACCAGTACGCCAAGCCTTATTGTTGGGATCATTTAACCATTTCTTCATATATTTTTTGTCATGCCACTTCATAATTCCTTCAGGTGACTTCTCACGCATCAACTTATCCACAATAATATTAGGAATACGTGCCGCCCAATGCCACCGCCCTGTACGGTCATACCTGCTGTTAAACTTCACATCTACATCGTTACGGATAATTTTGTTAGACTTTGCAATGGCAGAACAATCCTGTGAAGACTGAACAATGATTTTATTATCATCTGTCCACGCTTCAGTTCTTACTAAATTTGCCCCCCAGTCAGTGGAGAGTGGAACTTTCTTTTCAGCCATAATAACCTACATAAAGTGGTGAATAACGCCAATCCAAAATGCAACACAAGTACCAATGATAAAATTCTGCATATAACCTCCAAAACATGGAAGAGGTGACTGGGGTTTTGACACCCCAGCCGACCCACCCAAGTTAGATTAAGCTAGTTGTAAGATCAGCAACCTTGCCGGAAGCAGCTTCGTTACGCGCTTCAAGTGAGTACTCAACACACATCAAGCGTTTCTCAGCGTCCCCAGTTTTAGCCAACTTATCAATTTTGAACGGTCTTAGATAAGCAACCGCCCACATATCTTTTTGAATAATAGAAACCGTCCTATCGCGGCTAAACCTTGAAGGGACAACTTTCAATTCACCATAATCGTGAATATACATGTCAGACGCACCAACGATGGTAGCCGGACCTGAATTAGCATCACGATAAAGAGTTGCAATACCAGCAAACTGAGAAGAAATATTCTGTTTGTTTACCGGTCCTACAAGCATACAATCAGGATCGCCACCAGCAGACCAAATAGATTGAATCTGGGCTCGGACTAGATCTTCAGTTAGGTTACGCTGAGTACCGTCAGTAACAGCAGTAGTAGGAGTCGTAACAGTTGCACCAGAACCGTTATGACCAGCGTTAGAAGACATCCAGTTTTCCATGCTGCGAGTTTTAGCACCCGTACCAGACACAGCAACCAATTCACCAGTTGCAACACCCGTCAGGTTATACTCAACATCACGTTTCAACTCTTTACCTTTTTTAGCTACTTGATAAGCTAGCTCAGATTTACGTCCAGCTTTCAAAATTGCTTCAGTCGTTCCAGCAATGATCAAAGTTTTACTAGAAATCTGAGTAACATTACTCAGTCTTGAAGTAGCTGACACAGAACCAATTGCATTGGTGGTGGTCGTGCCCAGATAGTCATGTCCTTGATCAACCGCATTTACTGCCGCAGCCGCCAAAGAATCCGTTTGCCATTCGTGTCGAACACCAGTCGCTTTAGTGCGAGCAACATTCGATACAAAAGGTGTTTCAGTTGGGGAGATGTCATAAATTGCGTTTGACAAGTCCTCGCGTCCACCGGCAACATCACCGGTTTCAGTTGTAGCATGATTAAGATACTCTGCCGTATTTGTGATAATAGCCATAATTTATTTCCTTATAGATCCATATCAAAGAAGACTGATGCCGCAGCATCTACGCTGCCAGTCTGTCTAAGATTTTGCATTTTAGTTTTGAGTTTGCCTTTGGCCTGTTTCCCTAACGGACCAGCAACCCCCGATTTCACAGTTTTAGGGACTTTCACAACCTTTCCTTTTTTAGTTGCAGCTTTCTGGATTTTGTCATAAAGCATTGCCTTATTTAAAATCTTTAGTGCGCGATGGTCAGTGATGCCTTTTACCTCATCACCGTCATATCCTTGAGTAACCGCATAGTTCTCCCAATTCTGGGAAAGCTTTTCACGTTTTTCAGGGACTTTCCAGTCAGGGAAAACATCCTCCAACCTACCCCACTCAACGTCCAACATCTCTTGGTGTTTACGATTGTTCTCGTTCTGCACCAATTGCCGGACACGATAATCCTCCTGCTGCACATTAGCTTGCTTCTGCTTCAATTCGCGCTGTTCTTCTTTTTTGATCAGGAATTGTGTTGGATCTAATTCGGCCAACTCATTCCAGTCAATCTGCTCGTACTGCGCGTTTTGTTCGGCTAGCATTTGGTTAAACTGGCCTAAAGCTTGCTGATACTGCTGGCGTTCACCAGCGACAGCCTGTGCTTCGGCCTCAAATGCTTTCCTATTTTGCGAAAGTTCCTGCGTTTTCTGCGTATAGTCACTTTGGCGTTGATAGCCATTTGTGAGCTCGTCAAGAGTTACCGTTATCACTTTCCCGTCATGCTTGACGGTGTATACCGGATCTTCAACTTCCTCAATTTCTTCTTCCTGTTCAGAAGTTTCCTCGGATTCCCCAGGATTATCTTCCTCTTCTACAACCTCTTCTTCCTCTTCTACTTCGACTTCTGCCTCAGATTCAGTTCCAGTTTCAGTTTCCTTAACCTGCCCTTTTGGGCTAGTATAATCCTCATCAGATAATACTTGGTCAAGTATTCCAGACTGTTCTAAGTGTGTTGCTACATCTGCAACAGCATCACTGTCACGCAACGTATTATCAGGCACTCCCGCTGGGTTGGTGTCTTCCATCTTTTCTCCTTTTACGTCTTCGGGGAATTAAATTCCTTCAGACCGCAGTTTTAACTTGACACACTCTTTTTTTTCCCGTAGGTTATAAAAAAGAGGTTCATAAAATTAGTTAACTTCTTAAACCAAACAAAAAAAATACTCGTCTGAACTGATTTGTAGTTCAGACACGGTGTTGCTCTACCACCCCCAAGACCGTATGGATTGCCCCATACAGTGCAAGGGAATTAATGGAGAGTACCGTCTAGGAATCTGAAGCAACAATACCGCCTACCACTGATGAT